CTTCAAAAGGTTCCCTATGTTCTTTACGCCAATCCTGCTTCATCCATCCTGTACCATATTCATCCCATTTCTTACCAAATCTATTTACATAATCACTCCAAAGAGAATCTTCAATAACTTCATGAGCTTCAAATTCATGTGTAAGCTTTTGCCCACCTTCCCCCAATCTAGTCTTTGGATCAAATACTGCTCTTCTGGTACCTTCCTGCTGCCATTTTGTAGCTCGGATTGATACTCCTCCATCAAAATCCTGCCTTTTGGGAATTTCAACATGCGGATAAACATTACCTTCTTCATCCATTGCTATTTCTTCACCATCAACTTTACCAATATGATATGTAGGACTACGTTTCCGATATGGGAACCACTTTTCTGGAGTTTTTGTAACTTTCTGTAATTGATCAAAAAATCTATGTGTATTAGTAGTAGGATCATTTTCAACTAACTCAGTTTTCCATCTGATACCACCATATACATCTTCTCCAAAATCTTCTTCTTCTTCTCTAACTTGTTTGTTTAAAGCTTCTCTTCTTATTTGCCAATCTCCTGCATCTTCATTCTCTTTTCGAGAAAACATTCTTGCATGTGTAATTTCTGCCATAAAATCTCCCACAAGCTGATGTTCATATATATTCATTTCATCTCTATGTAATTTACTACTTGATCCTTTTTTTGTAGGCACTGTGTGATACCAAGCTCTATTTGTATCTCCTTTATGACCACCAGTACCTTTTTTCTGAATATTGATTGTAGGTCTTCCTCCCTGAATCCAAAGATCTTTTAATTGTCGTTTCTGTATTGAATCAAGTGAACCCAGACGATTACTAAAATTTTTCCAAGTTTTTCTATCTTTATCTGTTACAGTCTGTATCTCTTCTGGAGGCATTAAAAACAAATCTACAGCAGTTTTATCTGCAGCTACAGTTTTCATTTCATCAAATATACGATCATTAACTCCATTTGCCATTATGCTACCACCCAGTCTTTTACCTTAGGCTTACGTTTATACCAGTCTCCAGCCTTATCCTTCTTAGAATTCATAGGTGGATGTGCAAACTTACAGGCATATGCCAATGCATCAATAGTATCATCATGTGCCATACGAGGCCCAAATGTGATAATCTCCCTGTGAAGATCGTACATCTCCTTCTTTAGATGGATCTGACCTATAGCAAATCTCTGTGCAAGTACCTCCTGGATCCTGTCACGCTTACTCATCCTGGTGCCAGGCTTTTCTGCCTTATATCCTACACTAAAATCATTTCTCCTACGCATTTCTGACTGTAATGCCTGGAATATAGGTTTACTCATACTGGTATCTTCTACAGTAAACAAAGATGGATGATATATCTTGGCATAATCAAACATATAATCTACTATACCCTTCTTCTCCTGACCCAGTATAGATATCACAGGAATTGATCTCTTCCTTGTGTAATCAAGGACATATATGTTATTTTCTGGAGTGACTGCCACAACTATAAGAACAGAATAGTCACTGTCCCTTCTTTGACTGTCGGTGGCAGGATCAACCCCGCAGAAGACATTACAGGGTTGAGTATCCTGCCCATTGGGGGTAATGAAAGACAATCCCGTCTCGACGTCGTGGGTAAAGCTTCCTTCCCAATACTTGATATGTTCTCTGGTAAAGATAGAATTATCTGCACTTTGAACCTCCATCATGTATTCCTGATAGAACTTCTGAGGCTGACCAGAGTCTGCATAAAATTTCTTCTTACGCTCCATTTCCTTGTGTCCAAACCAACTAGGCCACAATGGCGTACCATCATCCATAATAGCTTTATAAGTAATCACTTTCCAGCTGAATGCGTCTTTTTCCTTTTTGGCTTTGTCGTGCCCAACAAGGATATTTTGTATAAATGAATCAAAGTGTACAGGTGTTCCATTAATTCTAAGCCTGCCGTCTGCAGGCTCCAGAGCTGGAAAGACCACAGCCGTGACAAGATTCGAGATCTTCGCTCTGGATTCGGGGGTGATAGTGTTATTCTCATCTTCAAAATCATCCAGGACAATAAGATCGTATCTTTTATGCAGTTTAGCACCTCCACGAATGCCTGATAAGTTAGATTTAGAGATAAGTTTACATCCATTTGAGAGTTCGATGTCATCTTCAGTCCATTTCCTTCCTTTTAAGTCCCCAAAATAATACCTAACCTTATCATTATATTCAATATGATACTTAATATAATCAAGATTGGGTACAGATATCTTTGATGAAGCCGCTACCCAGCCATAAAATAGCGGATCTCTTGCGAAACAGAAGTCATGCATTATATTACACTTAGTTAATACTGTCTTACCATGACCCCTTGGTAAAATAATGGCTAATTGCCTGTATTGATTATCCATAAGAGCATCTGTAACTTCATAATGGAAGAATGGAGTCTCAGATCGCATAAAATCATCTGGAAGAAACAATTTACCAAAAGCTACAAGGTCTTTTCTAGCTAATTCTAGCTGTTCTTCGGCCTTTGATACATTTTTTGTATTAATATTAGCCATTTATCGTACCTTATTATACGAAAAAAGACAATTACAAAGCAAAAACTATAACTTATCTATCTTATTCTTTATTTCATCGAACTTTATGTTTAAATACCACCTAAGTAAGTAATGGTATATTATAAGTAATATAGGTACATATACTGCATGGAATACATCGAATCCATTCTCAGCTAATGATTGTAGCCAATACCTCATGCCTCTAACTCCTTTGGACGCTCTACGGCTTCTAACTGATCATTGCTGAAACCTTCAAACAAAGCTCCCGTTACCTGTGTTATCTTAGTACTGGACTTATCTTCCAGATCCAGGATATCAGAAAGCTTGAATAATGCCTTAAGGCGTGTATCTGCCTTTTCACTACCATCAGCTTCTGACTTTATCCTGTCAAGTACATACTTTGGGCTTATTCCCAATTCCTCTATAATTGGTTCCAATTCTTTCTTCATAGCTTTTATTACCCTTTCTGTTTTTATAAGATTAGATGATTTGGTATTAGCATAGTGGGGATTATTGGTAGGGAATGCCCTTAGATATGCGTCTTGGGCTGCGAGTCCTGAGGAAAGGTACTGTACAAACAATACCTCGTGTTTCGAGAGCGTAGTTCGGGAAGAGACTCGCTCATCTGCAGACATTTCCCCACCAATTGAGTAAATATTCCTTCTCCTGGATGTATCCATCTTAGTACGTGGTATACATACAAATGTTCCTGTACATGTGCCGATATAGCTGCGTATACGATCCTTGCCCTTGTTCCGAATCATTTTACCCTTTCTTAATACCTGGATTACGCAGCCATCATCAGCCTGTACCCAATCACCAATATGAGAGACACGCCAATCGGGTACAACGTCCACACTTGAAGGGACTTCATCCATAGACTCAAATACTGTGTGACTTATCTTATTTACTTTGTAATGTCTCATAATACAGCCCCCGCCAGGGGGCGTAATAATTCAAGCACGTCCTATGATATTAAATCTATTACGTATAAGCTTTTTAATCCATTGATGAAAATCGTCATCTTCTGCTGCTGCTTCTGCTGCTACTACAGGATCAGGAACTTCTTCTCTAGGATCTACATGATATTGCTCTTCCTGGATGAATTCAACTTCTTCCATTTCTTCATTAATGCCTATCGTAAGGTGATATATCTTCATGCTATAAACTACATATAAAATTATACAAATGGATATACTTTTCCCCTGAGAAATTAATTTTAACTGAAAATTTCGTCTAAAGCCAGTTATTTCTCCCATACTTAAGACTTATATTTCAGCATTTTTTCGCAGTATCGGGGACAACTCAGTTAACTATGTTGATAACCTACAACCCGACTTCTGAACCTCGTAGTAGAACTATTGCAAGGGGACTAAAAGGCTGATATTCTTTGAATCTGCAGTAGCGAATATATAAAAAATATATGATTTAACAAAAGTTTTAAAAATTGTGGCATTTTGATGTGTGGTCTTTCATATGGTCGTACCCCCTTGAAAAGGGGTTTTAAGTTAATGAATTACGTTATTTTTCATTTGTATTATATGTGTTTTTTCGTTAACTATAAGGAGAATACTATGTGGGAAATGCCCAAGATATTTGATCTAGCAAGTGCTTATGCAGCATTTAAGAAGATCATCGCAACTCTGCTACATAATCAGTACAGTGGACAAGATGAAGGTAATCTATCTACTAGTAGACGGCAAAGAAAACGTCGACTGTTCAATCAGTATGCTGATGAATTCATTGCTATCTGTGCTCATCATAAGCGTATGCTTGAAACCGAAGAAAAATGGGATAAAGCAGCTAAATGGGAACAACTGATAGATCTTATGTTCAAAGAGAAAGAGCAATTGGTGGAATCAAGAGAGAAAATTGCTAATTTCGGTAGTTATGTATAACCTTTAACCTGTTGGGGGGACAGTCAATTCCCCCCATTTTTGTACTTATATACTCTTCCTCTATCTGACATGATCAGAGCTGAGATGATAAAGAGATGAAGACAGTGGTATAGTATACACACTCCTACTAAACGTGTGAAAAGATTTATGGCTCATTATAGTTGCAACCTCCTAGTGGTGTGAGCTGGACTATAATATTCATTTAACCGATGAGTGTTATAACTGATAGCATAACTAAGATGAGACAGCGGTTAACGTCTTATCTTACTGGTGACTTGCACTTTTGCAATATTCCAGACTCATTTGACTGATGTTATAACTTATTCAGGATCCTATCTTGATGAGGAAAGCAACAAGGGCTCGGGCTTCCAACCTATTAGGAGAGCTTCACTATTGCAAGTACGTCGTTATACATCAGTTCATATGTTTTATAGTGATTACAATCACCAAGTCTTGAAAGGACTATAACCAAAGATTTAATAAAGGAGAACTAACAATGTTAGAATCTTGGATAATCATAATCATCTGTTTAGCAGTATTCTTTATATTTGATTATTATCTTTTAAATAGTTAAGGAGAAACGGAACATGATCTACAATATGTTTATGGGATTAATTCTAATCATAGCAATCATCAATACCTTGCAAAAGAATAAGGTGATTAAAGAGTTACAGCATGATATTAATATACTGCATACTCAGAAAGCTAGACATGATCTAGAATGTCCACTTCTAATACAAAGAAGAGTAGGTTAACTAACTTGTTGTGTCGTTCGAATGACTGGTGTTTACGAACAGCCTGTTGTGTTCTATTCAACGGTGCTGGTTCATAGCTAGTATAAGTTTAGACAGCTTGCACAACATTAAGAATTAGGGACTTAAGTAATACTGTGAATACAGGGCGGGAATTCGATGCCAGCCAAATTAGTCCCTATTAATTTGGGAGCATTGTAGGGGAAACAAGGATAGGTTTATGGGTTTATACCTCTTCTATCATGTACAATGTTCCCAAAGGTTTTATAAAGGAGAAAACAATGAAAGTAACTCGTAAAAAGAACAAAAAGCGTGGTCTTGATGGCAAACTTATAAATCCTTATAAATTAAAGAGAATTTGTAAAGGTTTTTGCAATCATGGCATGCTAGGAAGGAGATAACATGGAAAGAGACATATTTACTGGTGTATTTTTGGTTAAACCAGTTATAAAAGAAAATAAAGCTGCATTTGCTTTAAGTAAACATCATGTTACATACCATTATCAACCTGATAACTGTGCATTTCCACAGAATGTTGAAGAAGATGATTGGATTAAACTAGATCATATTGGTATTTATGATGATGGTGAAATTCTTGCTTCACTAATAAACCTTAAATTACATGAAGGCGGAACAACAAATCGTATTCTTAGGAATCAATTAAGAAGATACGATGAAGATGGCAATGAATTACCTGGATTTCCTCTTCATATTACATGGTCTTCAGGTGAATTACCTCCTGTAGTAGCTGGAGAAAGATTGAATGATGCAGACTGTTGTGATCAATACCTTACATATGTAGATCCAGTACATGAATACAAATTCAACAAAGATGTACTTAAAGAAAATGATCTTGATATTGATGATCCTGCTCAAAGAGATACATATAGCAAAAGGATTGAACATATCTTTTCTTATTTCACCCCAATAGGAATTTGGAAAAGATTTAAAGCACCTGTTGAATCAGAAGATTAAACTTGGGAGTGTAGCCAGCACTTTAAACTGGAACGTAATATACAGGTGTAACTCCTGTACGCTTAATCCCCGAGCTTTGCTGCTAGCTTAGTATTAAGGATTACCTGCCGAGCGATTACTGGCAGATTTCAAATCGTAAAACAAACCACAATAAGGAGGATAGTATGGTACAAGGAAGACCTGTAAGTACTATCAAAAATAAAGACGGTAAAACAGTTGGTCAATTAGGGAAACCTATAGTTGTAAGTATTGATCAATTAACCAATAATCCTGGTCAACCACCAATGCGGATAGATTGGGCTGATCCACGCTCTAAAAGGGAACTGACAGCTTTAATGCATTCAATAGATAAGCATGGATTACAAAAGCCAATCACAATCACAAAGGACTATGTTATTACTGATGGTCATAGAAGAACAACCACATGCACTAAACTCGGGTACACCCAAATACCTGCGTATATAGCACCATCCATTGAAGGTAATGGTGATGCATTTGTTATTACCAACAGTAAACGTAAAGCCATAGATGGCTATCAATATCTCTGGAGATATATGAATGGTCATTCAGTTCCACCCACATTTCTTTCAAGGATAGCAAATCTTGAAGATTGGGCTGGAAAAACATTTGCACATGGATTGTTTAAGCGGATTCTAGCAAAACGTGGATCTGCATCTACATATTCATTTGCAATGGGTATTTACCGTAAAGAACTTGAGAAGGATAAGAAAACATATAGCAAAATGCTGCAAAAGGCTCATATGAGAGAACTTGTGTATTATATGCTTAATGTTGGAAATCCGTCTGAAGTTAAAAATGCAATCTACAGTTTCATACCTACTGATGTCTTAGTTTCCTGTGTTAAGGAAAGAAAAAGAATCAATACAGTATTTAACTACAAATAAGGAGGTACATCAATGCCAAATATACTTTTGTGCAATGATACAGCCAGCTTTACTGAAACCAATGTAGAATCTACCACAGTTGGTGGACTTCGTACAGAACTTGGTTTAAGTACTGAAGCTATTAACGTGAACCGTGTTGTAGCCAATGACTCTCATGAACTTCGTGATGATGATCGGGTTGCTGCTGTTAAAACTAATAAGAAAGGTGGAGAGACAAAGTCTTAACTCTTTTCTTTAATAGCGGGAATTATTGATCGGTTCCGTTAACCACAATAGTCGGGGGAATATTATTTGAAAAAGTCAAAATAGACTATATTCGTTGATAAACCCCCGACTTTAAACTAAAGGAGAATCTCATGATTAAGAAATTTATAGAGAAACATGACTTCAGTTATCTTCCCATAGGCCCCCAAGCAAAATTAATTGAAGCAGTAGAATCATTAAACAGATCAATACCATGGCAATTTAAAGATGATCAATATGGAAGTCCAAATTACCCTACAATAAAATTTAATGTTAATAAGAATTTTACATGGAAACATGGGACATTTAAAAATGCTGAAATTATTAAGAACTTCTGGGAAGGATCTTATAAGAATAAAAAATTCAAATGGGGAAGTATTCAGAACATTTGGATAAGACCTGATAGAAACAGAAGATCATACTGTTTTAACAGATTTAAAAACAAAGTTTTTGATGTAGATAGGATTCTTCAACAAAGACGATGGTCAAATGCAGTCTGGCTCGATGATAAAAATAAAATTAAAGAGTTATTTGATGTATGTACTAAAGAAATTGTTAAAATATTTGATGATTATATTAAATATATTGCAATGTTCAATAAAGATGATGTTATGAAGGAAGGGATAGACATTATTCAAACAAACTTTAATTCTAATTCAGCAGAAGAATTACA